AGCTGGAAGGCATGACGCTTGAAAAACTCCAGGTAATCATTGAGGCTTATACAAAACCCTACCGTGATGAACTGGAAAAGGTAAAGAAACAGACAACAAGCACCACAAGCCATGTGGAGCGCCAGACATCAAAAATGGCATCTTCCTTTAGAAAGATTGCAGGAGTAGTTGTGGCAGCTCTTAGCATTACAGCATTAATAGCCTTTGGCAAGTCCTGTATCCAGCTTGGTTCTGATTTGGCAGAGGTCCAGAATGTGGTTGATGTCACGTTCGGCTCCATGAGTAAGCAGGTGAACGCCTTTGCCAAGAATGCCATAACCCAGTTTGGACTGTCGGAGCTGACAGCAAAAAAGTACATGGGTACTTACGGGGCTATGGCGAAGTCTTTTGGAGTTACAGGAGAAGCCGGGTATCAAATGTCGGCTGCCATTACAGGACTTACCGGGGACGTAGCGTCCTTTTATAATCTTTCTACAGACGAAGCCTACACAAAGCTAAAGAGTATTTTTACAGGTGAGACTGAAAGCTTGAAAGAACTCGGCGTTGTCATGACCCAAACGGCACTTGATCAGTATGCTTTAAATAATGGCTTTGGTAAAACAACGGCAAAAATGACGGAGCAGGAAAAAGTAATGCTCCGGTATCGGTTCGTTATGAGTTCTTTGTCAGACGCCTCCGGGGATTTTGCAAGGACCTCAAAGAGTTGGGCCAATCAGGTCAGGGTCTTGCAATTACAGTTTCAATCCCTGAAAGCAACAATCGGTCAGGGGCTTATTAATGCATTTACCCCTGTGATACAGGTGATTAATACAGTACTTGCAAAACTGCAGACGCTTGCAAGTTATTTTAAGGCGTTTACTGTTGCTTTATTTGGAGACGCAGGTGGAAGCAGTGATGCTCTGTCAGACGCGGCGGGATCCTCCGGGACGGTGGCTGACAACTTAAGTGATGCAGCTGACTCTGCAAAAAAGCTGAAAGACTACAGCTTGGGGATTGACGAACTGAACGTATTGAACGCAGATGATTCTTCCGGGAGTGAAAGCGGGACAGGGAGTGATTCTTCTCTTGACTTTGGCAGCATGAGTGGAGAACTGCTTTCGGATGTTACGGTCAACCCAGCAATTGAGGAAGCAGCACAGAGGATAAAGGATTTACTGGAAGCAATTAAAACGGTGGCAGAACCTACCAGAGAAGCGTTACGGCGATTATGGGACGAAGGTTTTGCAAAACTAGGGACTTTCGTATGGACGGGGCTAAAAGATTTTTATAATGAATTTTTAGTGCCGTTGGGAAAATGGACGCTTGGGACCGGAATTCCTATGTTTGCAGATGCTATTAATGATTTTTTGCTAAAGGTAGATTGGCAGTCTATTAATGGCGCACTGAAAAATTTCTGGAAGGCCTTGGAACCGTTTGCTGAGAACGTTGGAACTGGACTTATAAAGTTCTTTCGGGATCTGCTAGGCGTAGGGGCAAGTTTTATCAATACCATTATACCAGGAGGACTAAACGGAATTGCAACAGCTCTCAAAAAAATAGATCCGGACCAAGCAGAAAGCATTGGGTACGGAATTGGTCTTATTGCTACTAGTTTGGGGGCATTGAAGCTTGTGTGGACAGGATTTAAGGGGGCGGATAATCTGCTGAAATTTCTGGATAAACTATTTTTATTTATTGCCACGCCATCATTCGGAATAACTCTTACACTGGCTATTATAGGCGGCACAGTCGCGGCTTACATTACTGCGTTAGATAAATTAAAAGAGTACAAAGAAAATCCGGTAAAAGTACAGGCTGAATGGGAGGAGAACAAAGAAGAGTCTACAAAGAAAAATAAGTGGGGTATGGGAAATAGATACGCTCAGCAGGCAGAGGCGACAGATGCCTATTTGAATGACAATGCCTATGTAAAGCAATTTGAATACATAAAAACCAAATTGAATGAGCTTTTTAACCCAGACCAAGAAACACTGGATAAATCGGCAAGTAACATTATGTCGAGATTTGGACAGCAGGCAAATACTACGGAATTTTGGAAAAAGTTTTTCTCTCCAGACGAAGATACTATAAAAAAATCTGCTAACAATACCATGTCGAGATTTGGACAGCAAATGGCGGCCACGGAATTTTGGACAGAAGTTTTTAATAAATTCAAAGTCTGGTGCTCTCAAAAGTGGGATGGGGTTGAAATTTGGTATAATACAAACGTAGCCCCTTGGTTTACTGCGGAAAAATGGAACAGTCTGTATGATCCGCTAAAAACCAGCTTGAAGAAAAAATGGGATGAAACCGTAGGTGTATGGGGTTCCGATATCCAAAACTGGTGGGATGACAAGGTCTCTCCTTGGTTTACCAGGGATAAATGGAATTCGGTTTATGAGGGTATAAAAACCAGTCTTAAGAATACGTGGGATAGTACGGTGTCCCAGTGGTCGGCGGACGTGTCCAGTTGGTGGGGAGAAAATGTATCCCCCTGGTTTACTGCTCAAAAATGGAGTGAACTATATAAAACCATCAAAGAAGAATTAAAGAGTACCTGGGATAGTACGGTAGGCGTCTGGAAAACAGATATTGACTCTTGGTGGAATAAAAATGTTTCTCCTTGGTTTACCATTCAGAAATGGAGTGATTTATACGAATCTATAAAAACACAGCTAAAGCAAAAGTGGACCGAGACTTCGGATGAATGGAGGACTAATTTAACAGACTGGTGGGACGTTGATGTAAGCCCGTGGTTTACATTGAAAAAATGGCTTGACTTGTATGACAGCGTGAAAAGTAGTTTAAAAACTAAATGGAATGATACAGTTGAAGTCTGGAAAACCGATCTTGGAAATTGGTGGACCAATGATGTATCTCCTTGGTTCACTCTTAAGCAATGGACAGATATGATGGCAAGAGTACCTGATGCTTTTAGAGATATATTTAAAGCAGCAGTCAATGCAGCTCGAGAACAGTTTAACAAACTCATTGATTGGCTGAATGATAAGTTTTATGTATCATTTGATGGCTTGGAGATTGGCGGAATAGAAGTTTTCCCGGCATTTGACGTTCAACTTTTTACAATACCACACATACCCGCGCTGGCAGATGGCGGAATGTTAAACGCAGGTCAGCTCTTTATAGCGAACGAAGCAGGACCGGAACTTATTGGTAAATATGGAAGTAAATCAGGGGTTGTAAACAACGATCAGATTGTTGATGCCGTATCAGAAGGAGTTGCGGTCGCGGTCGCTAATGTTATGACAGCCTTTCAAGACTCCGGATCAAGCGATTCATCAGATATTAACTTAGTAGTTGATGGTAGAACACTTGCCACGGTTCAGACCAATACGCAGAAGCGGAGTGGCTTTAGTTTAAGAAGAACCAGAACCGTATAATACACAAGCGTCCTGAATGCTCAGGGCGCTTTTTGAAAGAGGGATAAAAAATGGCGGCAACAATTTACGTGAATGGAAAGGCTTTTCCATCGCCAAAGAGAGGGCTTAATTTTGTTGTTTCTACAATCGTATCATCTTCCAGAAATGCAAATGGTGAGGTTGTAGGGCAGAAAATCGGAAGAGACCAGAATAAGCTTGATTCTCTTGTCTGGCCTATTTTAGATGCAGAAACATGGTCCTCCATGCTGCAGGAGTTTGATCAGTTTTTTGTTGTGGTCAAATTTCCGGATATGGTATCAAATCAGTGGAGGACAGTTAAGATGTATCCGGGAGATCGGTCAGCAGAACCGTATATGGTTGATGATGATGGTTTTCCCACAAAATATATTAATTGCAAGGTGAATTTGGTTGACTGCGGGGTGATCGACTGATGCAGAGTGCAAGTCAGCAATACAAAGACCATATGAAAGACAGCCTGCGAAACCAGACCTATATCCGTGTAACCATCGGTCTAATCAACCAGGAAGCGCAGGCCAGTGCCTATGTTCCCAATCAGGAAAACTACACCTATTACAGCAGTTTTAAAAGACTTCTGGATAATTATGAGGTTCAGGAGCTTTATGCCAGCTGCGATCAGGATTATACATCAGTGGACGGCAGCATGTACTTTCTCCCCAGAAGGAGAGCGGATGTGGTGCTAAATCAGGGAATCGTATCAGAGGAGCTTCTGGGGTCGATAGAGATTCAGTTCCCAGTTGCCTATGATATCAAGGGGCTTACCGTGGAGTTTGGTAAGGCTTATCCGGTGGATTTTATCATAGAATCCGATCATAACACGGTGGAGATCACTGGGAACTCTGCCGGATATTTTGTTACAGAAGAAATTTTTGAGGGAGCGACCTTTTTACGGTTTACTCCCTCTGCCATGGTAAACGGTCAGAGCCGGTTCCGGATCCATAAGCTGATCATGGGAATTGGTATCTATTTCGATAACCAGAAGATTCTTTCCGCTACGAAAAAGGAGTATATCAGCCCGGTCATGGAGGAACTTCCCACCATTGACTTTAGCATGACGGTGAGTAATAAGGATCGGACCTTTGATATAGAAAATGAAGAAAGCTCTGTGAACTTCTTGGAGATCGGTCAGGACATAACTATCCTATATAGTCAGGAGCTCGATGATGGATCCGTGGAGTGGCTGCCGGGAGCAACGGTGCAGTTAAAGGAATGGTCTGCAGATGATGAGGAAATGAGCTTTTCAGCCAGTGACCGGTTCGACTTCATGGACGGGACTTATTACAAAGGACTGTACCGATCAGACGGAATCAGTTTATATGATCTGGCAGTTGATGTGTTTTCCGATGCCGGGATTGACGCGCGTACCTACTGGATCGACAGTTACTTAAAGTCCGTGAAGGTGGTAAATCCTATGCCTACGGTAGCGCACAAGGAAGCCCTGCAGCTGATTGCCAATGCCGGCCGGTGCATTCTTTCTCAGGACAGAGAGGGTAATATCTTTCTAAAATCCAGTTTTATCCCGGATATGACAGCCGGATCCGATAACCAGACTTATTTTAGCAATGCAGGTGCAGCCCTGAATAAGACGGTTAAAAAGGCTTACGCCATGACCGGGCAGGATTACACAAGTACCGCACCGACCCAGTACTTTCTTCCAAAGCAGTCAGAGGGAGCTACCTTTTTAAACACTGGATATGTTTCGGAGGCCGTAGCAGGAAGTGACGGATCCTTTGCGGTTAATCCTACAGTGGAAATCACCCTGGAAGCGTCATTTAAGTGTTTCGGATTGACGCTGGAATTTGGCAGCAATGTTCCAATTGAGATGATCTTCCATGCCTTTAAGGATGGGACAGTGGTGGAAGATTATGAAATAACCGAATTGACTGACACAACGATTATCAGTCATGAATTCGAAGAGTTTGACAAGCTGGTTCTGGAGTTTACTAAGGGGCAGCCGAATAACCGGGTGGTCTTAAATAATATCACGTTCGGTGACAGTACGGACTATATCTTTGAATATGGTCATGAGTTGACTAAGACCCCAAAAGGAACACAGCTTACTAAGGTGAAGGATTTACAGATTGTCCGGACACTCTACAGCGCAAGTGGGGAGGAAAAGGAACTGGCCAAGGAAACGATCTCTGTAACTGCCTCTGACAATCAGTATACCTTTTATTTCAGTAATCCCTCCTATGATCTTTCCTGTTCCCTCACGGATCCAGAGGAAGGGCAGACAGCAGCAATTTTGGACAGCAGCAGCTATTTTGCCACGGTGGAGATTACAGGGGTTACAGGAACCATTGAAGTCACTGTGAAGGGAAGAGAATACACTGCCAGTCAAAGTAAGGTGAGCCGGCAGCTTAATACAACCGGAAGCCAGGAGGTATGGGAAAATCCGCTGGTATCTGATACGATCCATGCTGCAAATCTGTTAGACTGGATCGGGGATTATATGAAGTCTGACAGAGAATATGAATTGACTTACAGGGGAGAACCCAGGATTGACGGGAATGATATCGCATTCCTGGAAAATAAATATGTATCGAATTTACTGCTTCGGATCTATGAGCATACTTTGAAATTCAATGGCGCGTTGTCCGGAACCATCAAAGCAAGGAGGGATATGAGCAATGTGGCAGACTCCTAAAACAACCTGGAAAGAGGGGGACTTTTTTAACATAGAGGACTACAACCGCATAAAGGGAAACATAAATGAGATCCGGTCACAGGCGCTTCTGCTCTGGCCGGATTTTACGTTTGAAGAAATGGGAGCTGACAAAACCTATGAGGACTATGGTTTCTATGCGAATGAGATTAACCGGTTTGAAGCCAACCTGGATTATATCTGCGCCGGGACCTATGCCTTTAAGATAGGTAGCCGCCAGACCTTCTACGACAATCAGCTTTTCATCGACTGGCAGGAGCTTAACCGGATCGAGGAAGCCTGCCGGTTGATTTACAGCAATATACAGAGCCGCTACAACGGCAGAAAGACTTTATCATTTACACTGAACGGAGGTGTTTTCACATGAGTTTAAAAACAGATTATAAGGATGCCATGTTTGATGGACAGCGCCGGTACCGCTTAATCGCCAATGAGGACGGCACCTACAGCCTGCCGGACTCAACAACCTATACTCAGACTGGGGATAAATTCGGAGCCAATGACATCAATGAAACCAATACAGAAATCAATAAGCTGGAAGCCGTAAAGACTGCAACGCTGGCAACTGCCAGTTGGAGCAGCACTGCTCCATACACTCAAACGGTCAGTGTGACTGGCATAACGGCAGATGATAAACCAATAGTAAGCCTGTATCTGCCAGACGGGATAACGGCTGCAAATGTGAAGCTGCAGAGCAAAGCTTATGCCTGCGTAGATCGGGCAATTACTGGTGTGGGAAGCGTAACGGTTTATTGTTACAATAAAAAACCAGCGGTAGACTTTCAGATTCAGATGAAGGGGGTGTAAGATTGGCAGAATGTATTGTTTTAAAAGGTGGCAGTGGCGCTGATCTTGATGTGATAACCGCTGAAGATCCTGATGTGTTAACTGGTAAAGTGATCGTTGATAAGGATGGAAACCCACTTCCTGGTACTATGGCAAACAATGGCGCTGTAAGCCAGGCACTGAATGCCGGTGGAAGTTATACGATTCCTACCGGTTATCACAATGGTTCAGGAAGCGTAACGGCAAACAGTTTATCCAGTCAGACCAGTGGAACAGCTGCAGCAGCGCAGATTTTAAGTGGATACACTGCATGGGTGAATGGTAGTAAACTTACTGGCTCTATGGCAAACCAGGGAGCGGTAAGTCAGGCATTAAATGCGGGAGGCAGTTATACTGTTCCGGCAGGCTATCATAATGGATCAGGAAAGGTCACAGGTAACAGCTTATCAAGTCAGACTTCTGCAACAGCCGCTGCAGCACAGATACTAAGCGGGTACACGGCTTGGGTCAATGGAAGTAAGTTGACTGGAACAGCTACTGATTATTCGTATTTGGCTACTGGCCAAGTGTCTTTTTAAGCGGCACGTTTTCAGGCGTACTGCTGAACGGCGTGCAACAGTATTCAAGACAGTACGGAATGACGATAGGTTCAAGAATAGACTTGTATGCCTATATGTCAGGGGGGGACGACGATAGTCATTATTACTCTACTATATTTGTAAATAATAAGAGTTTTGACATGACACCTTTTAATACACTTAGAATTACTGGGGGGACAGGATTTTATAAAGGATCATCTTTTATTTATTACAAATGTACAGTAAGTATTTTAAGCACAGCAAAGAAATCATTGAAAACATTGTCTGTTACAGAGCAGGCAGGAACACTTGATGATGTGCTTACATTTGATATATCGGCAGTAGACCAGCAAGCGTTTGTAGCTATTGGGTTTGAATCTTCAACTAACTGCAGTGGTGGTGCTGCTTGGGTAAGTAAAATCGAATTTTTAACTTAGGAGGCTTAAATGAAAGTATTTATCGTATTTGATGAAACCGGAAGAATTTATGGAGTGGAATACGGAGAGAAAACAACCGTCCCGGTCCAAATGAATTTTGTGCAGTCTGAGGTGCCTGATGGCGCTCAGATAAACGGGGTTGACGTAAGCAATCCGGATAATCCCCAAATTACATATACTGAGTCAAAGGAAACTGCTTTAGAAAAGCAGATTAAGGAACTTAATGCCCAGATAGAGTATCTGTCCATGATGTCTGGAATTGAAACGGAGGTAGCTGATGAGTAAGTTTGAAAAGGTAAAAGGTTTTTATGAAGCAAAGTTATGGCCCTTAAGCTGGGTGGATAATGCAGTAGATAAATGGATCACGGCAGCTGAGTACCAGGAGATAACTGGAAAAGAATATGAAAGTAAGGAGGCATAAACGTTTAGTATGGATATGTTTAATTTAATTGAATACCTCCGGCAGTTATTTAAAAATCATGTCCTGGTTGCTATTTCCGCAGCTGGGGCATTTTTATATAGTTGGATACTGCCTGCGCCGGAATATAAAATCGGAGCTTTTGCAGTCCTTGGGGCAATGCTTGTGGACTTGTGGTCTAAGCTGTACTCGATCAAGCGTAAGGGAGGCGGATGGAGGAAAGCTGTATTCAGCCATTCCATTAACAGTGCATCTTTTTTGCGGGGAACCATCGACAAGCTGATTATTTTTGGCGTGATGACTATTATCTGCGGACTGGCTTATCACATGTCCCTTATATCAGGCATTGCTGTCTGGTTTACCCAGATGGTGTACATACTCATGTTTTTGAGGGACGCGCTCTCAGTTGTCGAAAACCTTACAGATTCCGGTGTAAAAGGGCTTGGGATTTTTAAGAAACTCCTTAAACTGAAAATAAAGGATTATGTAAAAGACCCGGAGTTGCAGGAAAGCATAGATGAGTTTTTAGAGGGAGAGCAGGATCAGGAACAGGAGAAACCAAAGGAACCGGATAAGTCACAATATCAGCAGCACGAACCGGTCAAAGCACCAAAAGCAGAAGTCGCACCGGAACCAATGGAGCCGGTTGGACCCATAGAACCTATCAATCCAGAACCTAAAAAGGAGGAATTTAAATTATGACACAGTTTTTTGACATTGCAACACTCATCTCTGCAGTAGCGGTATTGGTTGCCCTGGTAAATATCATCACCCAGGTATTAAAGGGATCGTTTAACAATCTGCCCACGTCCTTGCTGGCCATCATCATATCCATGATCGTAACGCTTGTAGCATTTTTCATGTACTGTGCGGTCAAGGATATCTCCGTTACCTGGTATTACATAACGGGAGCAATTGCAGTAGGCTTCATGGTCGCCTATGCAGCTATGTTTGGCTTTGACAAGCTGAAAGAAATTCTGAAAGGGTTAGAATCAAATGATTAAGCTGTTGCGACGTCGCAACGGTTATAATGTCACAACTTTAGGGGCCTGGGATATCCTGGGTCCTTTTTCGATTGGAGGAAATCAATATGCAAATAAAACAGTATCTTACATCGTATAACCATAATTCCGGTACTGTGGACCGTATCAAATACATTGTAATTCATTATGTGGGAGCAACCGGTGGAGCGCAGGCGAACTGCAAATATTATGCAGAGGCAGACAGAAGCGCATCGGCTCATTACTATGTTGACTTTGACGGATCAGTCTGGCAGTCCGTAGAGGATAAAAATATTGCCTGGCATTGTGGAGCAAAGTCTTACGTTCATGCAGAGTGCCGGAATGCAAACAGTATCGGTATTGAGCTGTGTGTCAGGAATAAAGGTGATCAGTCCAGCACAAGCAAAGACTGGTACTTTGAGGATGCAACGGTACAGACGGCCATTACACTGACAAAGGAGCTTATGGCGAAGTACGGCATTGCCGCAGATCATGTGATCCGGCATTATGATGTGACCGGGAAGATCTGTCCGAACCCTTACGTCTATAACCATACACAGCATACATGGGAAGCATTCAAGGCGGCTCTGGCAGTAAACAAAACGTATACCGTAGGCTGGAATCAGGATACAACCGGTTGGCGGTATGCGGATACAACCGCATCATACTATAAATCCTGCTTTAAGACCATTGGGGATCATAAGTATTACTTCGGATCAGATGGTTACGCATATCAGTCAAAGTGGCTGCAGTCAGGCGAAGATTGGTATTACTTTGACGAGAACTGCTATATGATCTGTAACGATTGGGAAGAGGTAGGCGGCAAGTGGTACTGGTTCAATGCTTCCGGGGTTATGGTCACTAATACTTGGTATGAGTATGATGGCGCGTGGTATTACCTCGGATCAGAGGGCGCGATGTGTAAATCTCAGCTGGTTGAAAATTCCGGAAAGATCTATGCCGTAGACGCTGATGGGAAAATGGTCACTGGGGAGATATTGGTTTCCTCGTTGAGTGACGGGGCGCTGGAGTATAAGGGGCTGGCCGGATAGGTGTTTCTTCATATATAATACGGATACATAATCCGTGTTGCATTTTCGTGTTGCATACCTTAATAAATTGTTATTTTTTATTGTGAATATTTATAGTTTTGAATAAATACTAATACCGGGAAACCTCGCATTTACAAGGAATCCCGGTATATCAAGGTATTTCGCTAATGAGCTTTTACGGGTTCGAGTCCCGTCTCGCGCTTTTTTTATTTGTAGCGGAAGCCTGGGTTTTATCGGGGTTTCCGCTGTTTTTTTAAAATTGCTTATTTTTACAATTGTAAATAAAAACTGCCCGCTGAAAAGTGGGCAGTTTTTCAATATCTTTATTTATCAAACAGAGAATTGTCATATTCTATCATTTCCTCAGTCACTTCTATATCAGTTCGTCGGTGCGCCGCATTAGGGATAAGGTGCCCCTTGGTTTCTTCTTCCATCTTCTGTATTTGGAGGAGATTTTTGCTGTAGTCAATCACTTTCTTTTTATTGGCAGTATTAAGTTTACTGTAATTAACTATAAGTTCATGATCAAAGGACTGAATATTATGGTTGTTTAAAGTTGCTTCTATATGGTTTTCATTTTCCTTAGACTCGGGCGTTTGAATCCTTTCCATGGGAACATCAAAACCCATAAGCCAGGCTTCACTAACGTTGAGAGCTTTTCCGAGAACAAATAGTTTTTTCTGATTAGGCTCTGTCTTTCCAGCACAATACTGACTGATATCGGATTTATTCATTTTCACACCATATATATTACAAAAAGGGACAGCTAAGTTTAATACATCGATTTGACGCAAATTTTTATCTGTCATTATTTTTCTCAAGCGAATAGCAGTGTTTTCATGTTTCATTTTTCGTACCCCCATTCTTTGCATACTATATCACAAGTTAAAAAGAAGTTCAATATAGAAGTAGAAAAGTTAAAAATATTGAACTTATGATTGACAGAAGAATTTACCAATGATATGATGTTGTTAGTTAAAAACATTGAACTCGCTGCGAAAGGAGACACGATAATATGACTAATTATAACAGTATAAAGATGGTTAATCTATTTGACAGGCGATAGAATTATATATGAATAATTTTTTTTGTTTCAATAGTTCAAAACATTGAACTAAAAAATTAAATTAGGACGGAACGGACTTTAAAGAAAAAGTCGGGCTGCAATATAAGAATATTAAGGAGGATTAAGGATGGGAAATGTAAGACCATTAAACTATAGCAAGTATGGAATCAGTAAAAACCGTTTTTGGGAATTATACTTTTGGTGTCTTCAATATGGAGAATGGAGGGAGGAACTTAAGTACAATACAAATACCGTGAGATCTGCGGGTATAACAAATTTACCATCCGCTCATAATTTGGCGGATGTCACTCAGCAGCTGGCGGTCAGAAGAGTCATGCTGGAGCAGAATTGCCGGATCGTAGAGCAGACGGCTCTGGAAGCAGATCCGGATATTTACAGATTTATTATTAAGGCTGTGACGGAAGAAGACATTACTTACGAATATTTAAGAATGATTATGGAGATTCCCTGAA